ACTAAAGAACAAATTTTAGAATATCAAAAGTGTGCTAATGATCCTATTTACTTTATGGAAACATATGTAAGAATTGTATCGCTTGACGAAGGTCTTGTACCTTTTAAGATGTATAATTTTCAAAAGAAGATAGTAGATACTATTCACAATAATAGATTTACAATTTGTAAACTACCTAGACAATCAGGTAAATCAACGACAACAGTTTCTTACTTAATGCACTATGCAATGTTTAATCCAAATTCTAATATTGCTTTACTTGCTAACAAGTCTTCTACTGCTAGAGATATACTAGGAAGATTACAACTTGCATATGAAAACTTACCAAAGTGGATGCAACAAGGAGTAGTTAACTGGAATAAAGGTAACATTGAATTAGAAAATAAATCAACGATTGTTGCTGCTGCCACTTCTTCAAGTGCTATTAGGGGTGGATCATATAATATTATATTCCTTGACGAGTTTGCTTTCGTACCTACAAACATTGCTGAAATGTTTTTTAGTTCCGTTTATCCTACAATATCTTCAGGACAAAAAACTAAAATGGTTATTGTATCAACGCCTTATGGTATGAATCAATTTTATAAATTATGGATTGACGCAGAAAAGAAAAGAAACGATTACATACCTATTGAAGTACATTGGTCAGAGGTACCTGGTAGAGATGAAGAATGGAAGGAACAAACAATTAGAAATACCTCAGCAGAGCAATTTCAACAAGAGTTTGAATGTGAGTTTTTAGGTTCTGTTAACACTCTTATTTCACCATCAAAAATTAAAGCATTAACTTATGAACCACCTAAAATATCAAAAGGAAGCGTAGATCAATTTGAAGAACCTATTAAAGGTCGTACATATGTAGTTACAGTTGATGTCGCTAGAGGTGTAGAAAAAGATTACTCAGCATTTGTAGTATTTGATGTAACTAAAATGCCATTTAAAGTTGTTGCAATTTATAAAAACAATGAAGTAAAACCTTTTATATTTCCTAATATAATATCTGAAATAGCAAGAAGATACAATCAAGCACATATTCTAACTGAGGTAAATGACATAGGACAACAGATAGCAGAAGCACTACAATATGAGATAGAATATCCTAATGTATTAATGTGTACTCAAAAAGGTCGTGCTGGTCAAATACTAGGTGCTATGTTTAGTGGTCGTGGTTCTTCTCTAGGTATGCGTATGACAAAAGCAACAAAGAAAGTAGGTTGTGCTAACATAAAGACACTTATTGAAGGAGACAAGTTGGTAGTTAACTCTTTTAAAATCATACAGGAGATGTCAACTTTTGCCAAGAAAGGTCAATCCTGGCAGGCTGAGGACGGTAGCAATGATGATTTAATGATGTGCTTAGTTATCTTTGGTTGGGTATCAAACCAAGGTTACTTCAAAGAATTGACAGATCAAAATGCTCGTATGCAGATGTATGCTGAACAACAAAATTTAATAGAACAAGATATGGCACCTTTTGGTTTCGTAGATGATGGTATTAATGAACAAGACCAAGAAACGATAGATGAATATGGAGATAGATGGATACCTGTGGTTCGTAAAAACCACTAGGTTTTGATCTATTATAAATATCAGTAAGATTGAAATTTAAATATGGGCGTATGAATAATACGAGTTTTGAATAAAATGACAACTAAATTAGCTAATTAGAGGAGAATAACTTATGGCATTTCAAGTATCACCTGGTGTTCTCGTACAGGAAAGAGATTTAACAAGAATCATTCCTGCAGTATCAACTTCAATCGGTGCATTTGCTGGACAATTCAGCAAAGGTCCAACAGACGAAGTTGTTTCTATTTCTAGTGAACAAGAACTTGTAGATACATTTGGTAAACCTGATACAAATAACTTTGAGTATTTTTTCAGCGCTGCTAACTTTTTACAATATTCTAACTCATTAAGAGTAGTACGAGCTAGCCAAACAAATATGGTAAACGCAACTGCTGGTGGCAGTGGTTTATTAATAAAGAACAAACAAGACTATGAAGATAATTATTCAACTGGACAAGGTTCAGTAGGTACTTTTGCTGGAAGATCAGCAGGTGCTTGGGGTAATAGTCTTTTAGTCGCAACTTGTCCAAGTGCAAACGCATTTGAACAAACAACAACAACATCTCAACAAGCAGACGGCGGTGCTTCTGTTGGGGCAACAACAATAACTGTTGATTCAGACGCAACAAGTTACCTTAATATCGGAGACGTTATTGAGTTTTCTTCAACTGCTTCTGGCGTAGATTTCACTACTGGTGAAAAATATAGAGTAACTAACCTTACTTCAACTGTTGTAACTATTGTACAACATCCTAGAGGCGAAGGCGGATTAATAACTGCTGCCGTAGATAACGCAAGAATTAAAAGAAAATGGAGATACGCAGATCAAGTTGATGGCGCTCCAGGAACTTCTTCTTATGCTTCTACAAGATCAGGCTCTGGCGATGAAATACACGTGGTTGTTATTGACGAAGACGGATCAGTTTCAGGAGTACCAGGAACAGTTTTAGAATCTTATTCTAAACTTTCTAAAGCTTCTGACGCAAAATCACCACAAGGAGATGTTAACTACTATCCAACAGTAATTAGTAATAAATCTAATTATGTATTTTGGATGGATCATAACACTTCTGGTACCAATTGGGGAAACGCAGCTGCAGGAACAACATTTACTGCTGTTGACGTACCAACAAGTGAATCATTATCTGGTGGATTAGACGGAACTAACGCTACTGACGGCGAACTAAAAGCTTCTTACGAGAAGTTTAATGACGCTGATACAGTTGATGTAGGATTAATAATTGCTGGACCTAGTGGTTCTGCTAGTCATATTGATAACTTAATTACTATCGCTGAGAACAGAAAAGACTGTGTTGTCTTTGCAAGTCCTCAAAGAAGTGATGTTGTTAATATCGCAAACTCAAATACACAAACAAGTAATGTTATAGAATTTTTTAATTCTATTCGTTCAACTAGTTATGCTGTATTTGATAGTGGTTACAAATATTGTTATGACAGATATAGTGATGTGTACAGATATGTACCATTAAACGGAGACATTGCTGGATTGGCTGCTAGAACAGACATATTAGCGGACTCTTGGTTCTCACCTGCAGGATTAAACCGAGGTGTAATTAGAGGCGCTGCTAAATTAGCATACAACCCTACAAAAACACAAAGAGATGACCTTTACACAAGTAGAGTAAATCCAGTTGCAACTTTCTCAGGACAAGGAACAATCTTGTTTGGAGATAAAACTGGTTTAGCGTCACCAAGTGCTTTTGATAGAATCAATGTTAGACGATTGTTCATCACTTTAGAAAAGGCAGTAGCAACTGCTTCTAAATTCCAACTCTTTGAATTTAATGACGAATTTACAAGAGCAAACTTTAGAAACATAGTTGAACCTTTCCTAAGAGAAGTACAAGGTAGACGTGGTATCACAGACTTTTTAGTAGTGTGTGATGAAACTAATAACACTGGCGAAGTAATTGATAGAAATGAATTTATTGCAGAAATCTTTGTGAAACCTGCAAGAAGTATCAACTTTATCACATTATCTTTCGTTGCAACCAGAACTGGCGTTTCTTTTGAAGAAGTCGCTGGGTAATTTTAGAAAGAGGAGAAATTAAATATGCCAAATATAAATGACTTCAAAGCTAAACTTGCTGGCGGTGGCGCTAGAGCCAATCAGTTTAAGGTAACAATGCCTTTTCCTGGTTACGCACAAGTTGGTGGAGAAATAGAAGACTTAGCTTTTCTATGTACAACAGCTCAAATACCTGCAATGAATGTTGGTCTTGTGAATGTTCCTTTTAGAGGAAGACAGATCAAAATTGCTGGTGATAGAACTTTCGCAGATTGGTCTATTACTGTTCTTAACGATACAAACTTTAAGTTAAGAAATGCTTTTGAGAGATGGCAAAATGGTATCAACAATATGTCAGACAACGAGGGTTTATCAAATCCTGTTGACTATCAAGTTGACGCATTTGTAGATCAGTTGGATAGAAATGGTAATACATTAAAATCTTATACTTTGAGAGGGGCATTTCCAGTGGAAGTTGCCGCTATTGATTTGAATTTTGCAACGGTGGATGAAGTAGAAACATTCGGTGTAACATTCCAATATCAATATTTTGAAACAAATACTACTACATAGTAGATAAATTTAAAGGGCGCCGTCAAAAGCGCCCTTTTAAAACTATTATAAGTAGTTAGAGAAAAAAAAGGAATAAATTATGGCAGAGTTATTTGGTTTTAATATTACACGAGTTAAACCACAAACAGATCCAAAACAACAATTTAGTCAACCGGCAGCGGAAGACGGCACACAAGTAGTTGCCGCTGGTGGGTTTTTTGGTAGTTACCTTGATATGGAAGGTACTGCTAAGACTGAGCAGGATTTAATTAGAAGATATAGAGAAATTGCTTTACACCCAGAGTGTGATATGGCAATTGAAGATATTGTAAATGAGGCAATTACCTCAAACGAAAATAAACAATCTGTAAAAGTTATTACAGACGGACTAGAATATTCTTCAGCAATTAAAGTAAGAATAGAAGAAGAATTTGCTGATGTATTAAGACTATTACAATTTAATACAAGAGGACACGATCTCTTTAGACGATGGTATGTTGATGGAAGAATCTTTTTTCAAAAGGTTATTGACGCTGAAAACACAAAGAATGGTATTGTAGAATTAAAATACCTTGATCCAAGAAAAGTTAAAAAAATTAGAGAAGTTAGAAAGAGAAGACCTGAAGGTATGGTTTCTCCTACTAACATTAATATTGCAGATGAAACTGTTGAATATTTTGTGTACAACGAAAGAGGTATACAAGGTGCAGCTGCAGTACAAGGAATTAAAGTTGCTGTGGACACTATTGCTTTTTGTCCGTCAGGAATGATAGATCAGAATAAGAATGGTTTAATATTATCTTATTTACACAAGGCAATTAAACCTGTCAATCAATTAAGAATGATTGAAGACGCTGCTGTGATTTACAGAATCGCAAGAGCACCTGAAAGAAGAATATTTAAGATTGATGTAGGTAACTTACCTAAGGCAAAAGCAGAGTCTTATTTAAGAG